AATGGCCCTGAACCGCAGACATTCCCATAGTTTGAGATACCTTTAATACATCAGCTGATCTTCCATGAGTAAAAAAACATTTCTCACCATTTGACATAGTAATAGTTAAATCATCCACCCACTTCCATTTTTTAGTTCCTAAAAACTCACCATAGTCTTTTAAAAATTGTCTACTCATACCAAACTTAACTGCACGTCTATAAACTAAACTAGAATGATTAGAGTCAACCTCGATAAGTTTTGGAAACATAGACTCAAGCCTTTTAATATGTTCTTTAGAGGCATTAAGCTCATGGCCTGGACTAAATAAATCAGGATCGTGTGTGTGCATTGAGATAGCATGGAAGTCTAATAAGTCACCAATTGACATAGTAAACGTTGGTTTAAATTCTTTTTTTATGGCTTGTAAAAATGCAAAACTATCCTGATGGTGGTAAGGAATATGCATATCTGAAATCACTAATATCCTCTTCATAGAAATCAACTATAACTTGTGGAGAGAGTTTTGTCTAACTTTAATTAATAAGGGTCACTATGAGATGAGTGACAACTGCAATAGTGCAACCCCACATAATTTTTTCAATACGAGAGACTCGCTGATCTAAGTGAAATAAATGGTTTCCTTTAATAGTTTGGATTTCTTGTTTCAAAAGTTTTAGCTCACCTTCGACTCTAATTAGTTGTTCTCTGTTTTGTTGTATTTTTGTTGCCATGACCTTTTTTACTTTTTTTTTCTTCGTAAATCAAGATCATGCTTTCTAGATCCTCTCAAAAATGAATTTACTCGGCCCATCGCCCAAGCACCCATCGGAACTCGTCTAGATCCAGCTCCTAAAAAAGCTCCTTGTCCTCTTCTATAAACTTTAACAAGTGTTCCATAAGAAACACCTTTTTTGGCTTTAGCCTTACGTCTTAAAGTTGCTTTAACTGATGCTGATAAAGGTCTTCTAAACTTTGATGCCATTATGACCTCGTTCTTCTTTTTAGTAGATCTCTTGGTATAAACCCACCTGACTTATAAATAGATGCTACTTGCTTAATTAATCTAGCTCTAGTCATTCTTTTAGAGCCTTTGAGACCTGATAAGTATTTTTTAGGAACTCCTGTCTTTTTATCTTTTGGAACGCTTTTTCTTTTTCTTTTTTTTGACATTTCTTCTTTTCCTCATTGGCCTTTTGTTTATCATCTCTGCTAGAGTAGATGTTGTTGTAAATCCTCTCATTTGCCCACTGACCTCATTGCTTTATTATGAGCTGAAGCAAACGTACTTCCTTTTTTTAAAGACCTGGCCATTGATCTCATATGTTTTAAACTATGGTGTCTTGCATGACGTTTCATAGTTTTCTGTTGGCCAGGCTTCAAATCTTTTATTATATTAGTAATTGAAGCTATTTTAACCATTATCTTCTACTAGCTTTCATTTTAGATTTTTTAGGCTTTTTAGCTTTCTTACCTTTTTTCTTTTTTCCATGTCCATAATGATAAGGCATTATTTCCTCCCCTTTTTCTTTTTGGTTTGTTTTTGTTTTTTTAATATAGCCTTTTGTAATCCAATCGGCAATTTCTTTTGTTTTTTTGTTAAAGCCATTATGCTATTACCTCCCCATCTTTCCATTTCATATCAGGAAGTCCATTCTCATAGCTCTTCCCATCATATGTTAATACTTGCTTTCTATTTGCACCTTTTTCATTGTAGCTGACGTGAACCCAACCACTATTCAAATCTTTGTCATTTTTAGGATTCCAAAACTCTAATATTAGTTGATCGAAGTCGCAGTTGTTTTGTATCCAATATGCAACTTTTATGTTGGCTATTCCAAAGATCTCTATATCTGAAGCCATCCCCTTGCAATGTTGACTGGTGGATTTTGAACCTATGGCTTCTGAAAGCTGAGGACTACGATACCCTGATGTTATTGTAATTGGTTTATCAAACTTAGCTCGTAATGGTTCTAGTATTTCATAGCATAAGTTTTCTAAGTTTTTTATCTCACCAGCTCCTGGAGTGTTGTCTATACCTTTTCGAGTTGCGGTCATAGATTTTGTAAATTCTTCTAATTTAAAATGTTTTGAAAGTTGCATGAAACCTCTTATGGTTTGGTTGGAAATTCTACTGCTTCTACTTGTTCTACTGTTGTAAGACCCTCTGTAATATCTCGTAAGTCTTGTCTATATGTTTTAAATCCAGCAGATAATGTTGTACCTTTTTCTTTAGCCATGATTACTTCCCAATCACAATTTGCTAATAGTCTATTTCTTCTTTGTCTTAAATCTGCCATAGCACGATCAAACGCACCATCATTCCATGCTTGTTCTTCAGCATCTCTTTGTGCTTCTTCTTCAGCAGTAAAAGGAACTATGTTCCCATTTATGTTGTGATGTCTTGCCATAATTATTTATACTCCATTGTTAATTCTTAAGCAATACCATAAAGGCAAATATCTCCAGCATCTATGTTTCCACTTTCAAATTTAAAAGATAATCCTGTTATTGGTGATGTAGTGTTAAAATATCCAGCAGTTCTATCATTTGCAGAATAATTATTTTCTGTAAGTCTTTGTCCTGTAAATATAAAATGTTTTACAAATACAGAACTTGATGGCTCAAACAAATGTAAAAATCCACTAAAACTTTGGTCATTGTCAGCACCAATATTATCTATTAAATTTATATATCCTGTATCTTGTGCATGGTCTTTACCACTATCATAAGTTAAAGCTGTGACTCCTGAAGTTTCGTTATTATATGCTTCAAAAGTAGTTGTTGTTGTTGCTATATTAAAATCTGTTCCATTTGTTGTAGCCTGAAAATTAAAATGAGTTCCATCAGTAGCTGGGTGTATATTTTTAAATGTAAATAAATATTCCTTGTAACTATTGTCTAAAGTAACTCCACTAGAGCCATCAACAAAAGATAAAGTAGAAGAACTAGAAGCTGTTAGCTTTTTAATTAATTGTATAGTTCCTAATCCTGTAATACTACCAAATGCAGTTGCGTCTTTTACACCTCTATTATTTAATTTAACTATGCTCATTAACTATCCTTAATTCCATATAATTTTATTTTACCACTATCAATATTTACACTTGAAGCTATTGAAAACTTAAATTGTACTCCATTGATGGCACTCGTTGTATTACAATATCCAGCTACATAAAAACTCATACTTAAATCATTAAGTTGAGAAAAATTAGTGTTTGATATAAAATGTTTAACAAAAGTATCGCTACTGGGATTGAATAAAAACATTTCGCCACTTGTTGATTGATCATTATCTGCACCACTGTCTGTATTTAATATTTGAAATCCTGTACCTTGTGCAATATCATCACTTGTTCTATATGCTACTGCTGATGCACTGTCATTTTCTGCGTGATAAGAAGCAAAACAAGTAGTAGTTTTCGTGACATTATAATTTGAGCCACTATCAGTTGAAAAATTAACAGAAAAAGCTGGAGAGCCACTTTCGGAAGATGGGTGTATATTTATAAATTTAAAAACATAAATTGGATAGGTGTTATCTAATACTACATCTGAACTTCCATGTACAAATGACATAGTTGCACTACCACTTGCAGTTAAAGTTTTAATAGGTACTAAAGCACCACTTGGTAATGAAGCCAAAGAAGAAACAGCACTTATGCTATTGTTGTTGTATTTAACTAATGCCATATAATTTTATTACTCCACTATCTATGTTGCCTGATGACATTTTAAAAATAATAGCATCTACTGCTGATGTAGTATTTCCATAACCAGCAATATAACAGTTGTCACTATAGTCAGCTTCATTATATCCAGCAGATGAACTTATAAAATGTTTAACAAATGTCGTAGAACTAGGATTAAACAAATTTAAAGTTCCACTAACACATTCATCATTGCCATTACCTAAAGGTGCAGAAATAATTTGATCAGATGTGCTTTGTGCTTCATCTGAACTTGCTTTATATTGTAAAACTCCACCACCACCACCTTCTCCATGATATGCGTTAAAAAATGTTGTTGTTTTAGTGACATTATAATTACTACCACTATCTACACTTAAATTAAATTGAAATGTCACATTATTAGTTGCTGGGTGTATATCAATAAACTTAAACACATATTCGTCATAGGTGCTATCAATACCAGATGTAAAAGATATTGTAGATGAACTTGATGCAGTTTGTGTAGAGATTAAAGTCATTCCACCACCACTTACAGAAGCTGGTAAAGATGTTATTGCTGATAAGGAGTTGTTGTTAGCAAAGTTAAGAGCCATTTTACGACTCCTT